TCATGAATTTTTATTTAATCCAAATTCAATTCCTTCTAATTGATGTTCAAAAGGTTTTGTTTTATACTGATAAATTAATTTAGGATAAAAATATTCTTTATTTTCTTCTTTAGGTAATATTTCTAAATTTATATCATCAATGTAAGTTAAATTATCTAATAAATAACTTAAAGAAGTTATAGGTAATTCTCAGCATAATAATTTTTTATGAAAAATATATTTATCACAACTTTTTAAAATATCTATTATTTCTTGATTAAAATCAAATTTTATAAATAAAGATGTTACTCCTGAAATTTTTTGAGGTATATCTTCTTTTATATAAATCATATTATTTTAAATTAGTTGTAAATAACTCTTCAAAAATATCTTTAACTTCAGAAGTTTTAAATGTTAGTGTTGCTTCAATTGAAAAATCCTTTTTACAATTATCACAATTATATTTTTCTTTTAAATCAGGTGAAGTTCCTTCATAACTAATTATCATTCCATTTGAATCTTTTACTACATTTTTTGGTTGTCCTACTAAAGCTTTTGGTAAATAAATTTCACCTGGAAAGTATTCATGACCACAATGAGGACATTTTATAATATCATTAGTTTTTACCATAATATTCTCTCCTTATCATAATTCTACAAAATCATAAGATGAATTATTTCTTTCTTCTTTTCTTAATAATTTATCTTTAAATTTATTATTAGATTTATTTTTAAAATTACCTAAAATTATTTCATAAGCGTCATTAAATAAATAATCTTCTAATGAGATTTTAAAAGTATCTAGAAATGTTTGTAAAGTTCCTGCAGTTTCTATATCAGAGTTCTCTTTATTTAAAGGAAAGTAATTTAAATTTAAATTTCCAAAATACTTACAAGCTCTTTTACGATAGTTTTTAGCTAGTTTAAGGCCTCTGAAAGGTTTTCCATGACTAAATACTTTAATTGTGTTTATAACAGTATTTATATCGCTTGTTTTTAAAAAATCTTTTATTAAATCTTCTTCTTTATAATTTTTTATAACTTTAGGTAAATAACAAAAATTCATTAAATAACTTATTAAATAAGTTAATTTTTTCTCAAATCCTGATATTATTTGTTCAGTATTAAAATCTCTAAATCTAATATGAACTTTATTGTCTGAACATATATAAATACTTGAATCAATATTTATATATTCTTTTACAGGAGTATATTGAAGTTTATATGTTAATGTTACCATTAAAATACCTCACTTCCTACGTTCTTAGTTTGTCTTTGTGAATTTACTGAACTAAATGCAGTTACTCTTGTATTATTTGAATTTATATTTGAAACAGGTTTAGTTAAAGAATCTTCATAAACTTTTATAGCCCAAGAACAATCTATATACTGTCTTATACTAGCTATATTAATAATTTCAATAGTTTTTTGCTTATCGCCTTTACAGTAATCATTTAAAGTCTTTTGAAATAAAGCTAATTGAGTACGATTTACAGGACGTTTTGTATACATTGAATCTATCCAATCTCTTAAAGCCATCATAATGTCATAATCAGGAGTTATAATAGCTTCTTTTACTTTTTGAAGCATTGATTCTTCCTTATCTTTTTTTGAAACTTTAACTTTTGCTGTATTTTTAATAGTATTTAATATCTTTATATCTTCACAAGCTAATAAAGAACTAAAAGCTTCAACATCAAAATATATGATATTAACATTATCTGTATCTCTTTTAATTATACCTACTTTTTCAAGAATTAAGTCACATTTAAGTTGATCTTCCTCATTTAAAGTAGTTTGTGTTTTTATGTAAATTCTATCAATTTGAAAATAATTATCTTCATTTACAAATTTTTTCTTTGTTACAACTTTTTTATATATGGTTAATAATTCTGAACAATAAACTGCAGTATTTAATCCTAAAGTATTAATTGCATTACGATTAATCATTATATAATTTGCGGGACTTAGTAAATCTATTAACACGTTTAATACCTCTTTCTAATTAAAATTAGGCTCTAATCTCAGGAATTACATTTTTAATATTATTTCTAACAATAACACAAGCTTGACTATTACCAAAATTTAATTGAATATTTGTATCAGAACAACTATCTAAAATTCTCTTAAAATCAACTAAATCTAAAGTCATAAAATATTCTGAATCTAAAACTGAACCTGATTGATATTTTAAAACTTCTACATTCTCCTTAGCTGAATCATAAATTGTTAAATTTCCTTCAATATCAAACTCAAATTTACTATAAGGTTTACTATTTTGCTTACTTCCATATCCAGCACTAAATAATAATAATCTATTAATAGCTTCAGATAATTCATTAGTATTTAAAATAATTGAATTTGGATATTGAGTATTAGCTCTTCCTCTAATAGCTCTTACTGGAACTTGATTTAATAATTCATCATTACATCCTGTAATAGCAGTTAATCTGATTCTATCATTATTAAAACATACTTTTGTTTGTGTTATAGTTTCACTTACTTGATCATAACCTAGAGTAAAATGAACAGCATTGCCTTTAAATAACTTAAATAATTTAACTAATCTAGTATTTAATAAAACTCGAATAGGTTTTTCTAAATTAAATTCATTAATACAAGCACCTGTTTGGAAAGTAATACAACCTTCTTGATCAATATAAAATAATCTTTGAACAGGTTTAGCTAAAGCTCCACTAGCTAATTCTTTTGAATTGTACTTTTCAATACTTTCTAATATATCATATGATATTGTCATATCAGTATGTGGATTATCAATTCCAATAAAAGGTAATTCCATTAATTGATCATTTTCGAAAATTAAAGGAATTTTATAATTTCCATTTGCCTTAACTAAAACATATCTATCATTAATTACTAGTTCAATAGTTTCAGTTGTTACAGCTGCAATTAACTTTAAGAACAAATTAGCATTAACTGTTGCATGAAAATTTTCTTCCTTATCTAAATCAAATTTAACTGTAGCAAAATACTCTTTATTCGTAACATTTAAATATAATGTAGATCCTTCTGTAACTAATTCTAATGTCTCTGTTAATGTAGAAATTTCATTAGAATCTGTAGCTGATAAAATTAAAGAACAAACTTCTTTAAATTGTTTTGTTGATAAAATCATAATTTTCTATATTCTCCTTCTTACCATAATGTTTCTTTGAACTCGTTAGTTCCACGATAATTATAATTTAATGCCCATTCATTTAAAGATGCTATATTGAATAAACATCTAATTTCTCCTGAACCTTTAACTAAATCTAATTTTTCATTTAATTCAACTATTGCTGATTTTATAATATCTATGTTACTACTATTTAAATCTAAACTAGATAAATTCTTATAAACGTCTTGTAAATAAGCTTTTATTTCATCTTTTATATCTAATAGATATTTATTATTATAATTTATTTCTGGTACTTCCATATAAGGAGATACCTTATTTATATAATTATTATAGTCTTCAGTTAATTGATTTAAAACTTTAATTCTCTCTTCAGTAGTTGCTTCATCAATTACTTCAAACAAACTATAACCATATTTTTTAGCTATAGAATCAATTGAATCCTTTAAAGCTAAAGATAAGTTACCTACATAACCTGAATCATTTGGATTTCTACTACTAACATATACTGAACTACCACCAATTAAGATATTTCCAAATCCTGCAGATCTAACCCAAGAAGTTGAGTCAGCACTTGTAAATGGAAATTGTTCTAAAACCTTTAATGAAGTCATTCCAAAAGCATGTGTTTTAACATTCGGATTTTTACTATCTCTAATAATTTTAAATACTTCATTAAACCATTGAATCCAATCATTTGTAGTTAATTCTTTGTTACAAGAAATTCCAATATAATCAATATATTCTCCATTAGGATATTGATATTCTAACATTCTCCATAAATGTTTAAAATCTTCTCCTTGGTGGAAAATAGGTAATAATTTTTTAGGTGATTTTACCTTATCAACCATATATAAATAATTTTCCCAACTTAATTCAGGTGCTTCAGCTAATTCTTCAGGTGTTTTAGGTTGTCCCCAACGACCTGGAATTTTATCTACTTGTGCAAATACAAATACTTTATCATCAATTGAATTGATAAAATTAATATAATCATCTACATCAACTTCAATTCCTTTTGTATGTGCTGTATATGCTCCTGAATCAATAAATAATTTACAAGTACATTCAGGATGTGATCTAAGATATTCAACCCATTCCACACATGCTTTTCTTTCAGTATATTGTGAAAGTAATTGGTCATAACCTAATTCACGTTTTAAATTTAAAATGTTTTTACTGCCTGCCCCTGCAGCATATAATGCAAATCTTGGCATGTTAATCTCCTTTCATTTATCAGTTTAATATAAATACAGTTAATTATATATTATTTATAATATATGTATAAATTTTTTTCCAATTAACCTTTCTATTTATGTAACTCTTATCATCAATATAAAATGATGCAACTAATTTACCACTTTCTCCATGAATTAATTTTTCATTATCCTTTATTAAAGGTAATTCAAATTCATTTATACATCTATCCCAAGCTTCTTCATAAGCATCTCCACATCTAGCAGTTCATAACACTAATTTATAACCTGCTTCATGTAATAAAGTTAGATATTTTTTAGCATCTGGATTTAAAGGTGCCTTTTCTGGATAAGGTCGATGTAATGTAATTGTGTCATCATAATCTACTGCAATATATTTTCCATTATTTTGACTTAGATAATCTGCTTCTTTAATCATTAAAATATACTCCTCATTACATATATAAATAATACAATAAATATACAAAAAAGAAGTTATTTTTTAATAACTTCTTTAAATATTTTTCCTATTTTATTGATGTCTATTAGTGGTATTTTTATATAACATCTTTCCTATATTTTCAGGATGTTCTTTTTTATATAATTCTAATACTTGTAATATTTCCTTTTCTTCTTCAGCTCTTCCATAAGTTCCAGCTTCTATTTGAGGCAAAATTTCAGCTTTAATAGCTTCACACACTGAAACATCTATTTCAGGTTTAAAGTAAGCTCCATTTAATTTATAAGCAATATATTTTCTGAAACAAGGTTTACAAATTCCATTTATACACCAACATTCTTCATTTTCAATTGGATCATAACAGCTAAATGATTGATTCATTAAATCATTGATATCTCCACCTTTATCAACATAAAGTTTTAACATATCTGTTTTAGTATATTTCTTATAATCAATATTAATTCTTACTTTTCTACCTTGAGGAATCCAATGTTGAGGTGAATATAAATAAGTTAATAATTTAGAAGTATCTTCTGCAAATTTTGGAGACTTATCTAATACTCTATCTCCAGCTGTTGCTCCTAAACAAATATCTAAATCTCCATAAGTTTCAACATCAAAATAGTTACAAATAACCATAGGAAGATATAAATTTCTTAATGGAATTATAGCATCTTCTCTCTCAAATTGTCCTAAAAAAGGAAAATCGATTATTCTTAATCTAGGATCATTTCCAAATTTAGAATTTTTAATTTTATTTATTTCTTCAATAGAATATCTAGTGTGCATATTCACATAAACTAAATAATGAGGTTCATATAAATAATTAATTAAAACACTATCTGATCCTCCACTAAATAATAATACTTTTGTCACTTTCTTATTCATTAATAATTACCTTTTCTTTCTTTTTATTTTTGAATATTCCAGATTTATATACAGTTGTTAAATTACCATTTTTAGTATTTGCGCCTCTGAACTTCTCACAACCATGAACTAAACCAACCATCTCAACCATAACATCTTCAGATCCAGAAATTCTTTTAATAGTTGTTCCAATATATGAACATAAATCTTCTTGTAACCAACCTCTACTAGAACACCAATCTGCAAATCTTTGTAATTTGCTAATTCCAATTAAGTTATTTTTTGGAATATAACTAATAGTTACTCTAGCATTTGGTTCCAAGGAACTAAAAGGTAAGAAGTGATGTGAACATACAGCAACTACATCCACTTGCTTTGTTATCACATCTTCTACAATCTCACCACCTGTAGTTGATCCATCATTTGGAAATACGGATAATGCAGGCTCTTTATTCCATCTACCTGATAATAATTCTGTTGTATCTTCAGGATCGTTTCCGCACCACATCTTTGCAATACGTCCAGGAGTTCCTTTACCTAACGCATTTATTGCAATATTTGGATCATCTTGATCTACCTTCATAGCATCAAAAGCCTTCATTAGATAGTAATGTGTTAACTCTCTCATAATCCAGTGAATTTGAGGTTTAATTGATTGACCCTTAACAAACTCTTGTTCTTGATCTAATAGTTCCTCTTTTACAACTTTATAATCAGTTAATTTTTCATGAATATTCTCACTTGCTTTAAAAACTGGTAAGTTTAAATATAATTTAAAATTTTCTTGAAAATCATCTAAAGTTCCAAATTTAGCTTTATATGATTCCATTAAAAAATCCATTGCTTCTTCGGTATAAGTGGTATATTCTACTTTATTCATTAATATACTTCTCCTTTCAATATAATAAATATATTAATATATACAATAAAATAAGCACTTTTAGAAATTAAAGTGCTTATATAAATCTAAATTTTAAACATCCTTTGTATTCATATCCCAAAATATTTTATGAACTTGAATTTGAGCTCTAATATGCTTATCTTTATGTTTTAATACATATGCTGGAATCTTAGACATAGTTACTTTTCCAAAACAAGGACTTAAATATATACTTGCTTTTGTATTTGAATTAAGTACATTATCTAATTCTTTCCAATCTTCTTCATCATCAGAAATAACCATTTTAACTAAATCCCATTCAGAATATAAATTAAAATTAGATTGAATCATATTTTTTGTCATTCCAGATGAAGGTAATTTATAATCTGCAATAATAGTAATACCTTCTCTATCTCCGTGATTATTAATAACTTTTGAATCTCCAAACTTATTTTTATAATCAGTATAATCTATAGCTCCATCAGTCTCAATTCCTACATCATATTTTGCATTAACAAATAAAGGAAGCAATTCATTTAACATAAATTCTTTATTACATAACATTAAAGGTTCTCCACCAGTTAAACAAATAGATTTATGAATATAATCTTTTTCAATTTCTTCAACTAAATTAAAAATTTCTTTAGCTGTTTTCCATTGAAGTATGTCATCTAAATTTCTTTCAGGATATACTTTCTTCATGTTTTCTTCATTCCAACTTTCAAAAGTATCACACCATTTACATCTTAAGTTACAACCAAAAGTTCTAATAAATACTACAGGTTTTCCTGATGCATATCCTTCACCATTTATAGATTCAAATATGTTTACTAGAGCAATTTCAGTTTCTCCGTTTTGATTTGTTCTAATCATATTATCAACTCCAATTAATTATTTGATCTTAATAATGCATCTAATTGTCGATTTTTACTACATTTAGTTGCACTTAAAAGATTGCTCATTGTTCTATTCCCTTTTAACATCAAACGTAATGTATTACCTGATAATGTTAAAGTTTGATTATTATTTTTAGTATTAACTAATATATAAGAATATGCGTTATGTGTTTTTTGTTTAGGATTATTATATACTTTATTATAAGCATTCTTTAAAAATTTTCCACAAACTTGCCAACCATCAAATATCATCCCAATATACTTACTATTCATATTATAATTCCTTTCAATTTATATATTTGTTCACATAATATAAAAGTCTCCTACTCAGTATAAGTAACACTATTATGTGAAGTTTCTTCTACAGTTATTGATAATTTAGTTAATTCAATTCCGGCTTCAGTAAATAATTTATAAAAATCATTATACCATTTATATGCCATATATTCTGCAGTAGGTGCTTCAGACCATACAAATAATCTAGTAGTATTAATATCTATACCTCTCTTACTATATTCTGTATCATAGAAATTAATTAAAGAATCACCTTCTTTTAGAATTAAAGAATGATCGTATTGATCCATTTCTGAATGAATAATTTTTTTAATTTTCTTAAAATCCATTACCATAAAATCATCATTCATTTTATTTGTTGAAACTTCAAAAGTGACAAAATAATTATGTCCATGTATTATTCCTAAGTCATCTTTTGCAAAAACTTCTTTTTCATCTCTGGATACATTACCTACACATAAACCAGAATATGCTCCAGGTAATCTATGTGCTATAGGTAATTCAATATTTGTTTTTAATGTAAACATATTTTAGCTACTTCCTTTCAATTTTATGTTAATTTATACAATCTTTTAATATCTCATTTAAATCTTCTTCTAAAGATTCCATATGATCTTCATAAATAACTTGTAAAGCTTCTTCTTTACTCATATTTTTACATAGTTTATTAAATTCTGAAATTATACCTGCATTATAATCATTATCATACCAATGCTCTGAAATATCTGCATCACATTTAAAAGGAACTTTAACACTATCTTCTGCACAAGTTTTCATATCATAAGTTAAAAGTTCAGCTACTCTATCTACATTCTCTTTAGGACATTCGCCAATTAATTCATCATGTACACCAATACATAATCTGAATCCTAAATCTTTTAATTCTTGATCGGCATATATTTTATTCATTGCTTTTTTAGTCATTGTAGCTGCAGAGCCTTGAATTCTTGCATTTACACACTGTCTTTGAGCTTGAGATACGAAACCACTATTATCGTGAATCTCAATGCCTTTTGTTAATGCTTCAGCTTGAATCTGTTCGTATTGTTTACGACCTTTAATATTCTCTAATTTCTTTCTATACATATCAACCAATTTACTTTCAGTTTGTCTATTTTGACAACCTATAAAAGGATTAAAATTAGCATTAGAAGTACTATTAATATCTTTAATCTCATATTTAGGAAGTAGAATATCAGGTAAACGTCTTCTTCTACCTCATAAATCTTCTACATAACCATTTTTCTTTGCAAATTCTTCTGAAGCATCCATCCAAGCTTTTACTTTAGGAAAGCTTTTATAAAAGTCATTTACAATTTTCTGTGCTTCCTCAATTGTACCATTAATTTGCTCAGCAATTGAAGCTACACCTCTTCCATACATTATTCCCAGTAACAAGCTCTTGCAGCTTCCTCTTCGTTTTTTACCTTCAGCATTTAAACTTCCATCTGGATACGTTTCTAAGTTATCTTCATATTTATTATTATATACTCCCATTGCAATTGTAGCATATAAATCTTTACCATTTAAGTAAGCATTTATCATATTATCATCTTGAGAAAATTGACTTAAAAGTCGAGGTTCCTGTTGTGAGAAATCGGAACCAACTAAAGTATATTTAACTTTTACATCTAATTCTAACATTAATTATCCTCCAATACAATAAATTTAAAAGTAAGATAATTAGGTTTTGTTTCTTTAATATCTATTACCTTTAAAAGAACTTTAGTATCTTCTTTCTTACTTAATATAATATCATTAACACATATTTGTCTAGCTTCTTTATATCCTTCAATTGTATTTAAAGAATTTTCGTTGAACACTTCAAATTCTAAGTTAGATTCTTCTAAATAGTCTTTTCTTACAACATCAGTTCTTGCACAAAATAATTTTCTTATTTCTTTATTATGAGAAGGAATTTGTTGCAGGTTAGGTTCGCTTGAACTAAATCTTCCTGTTGCAGCACCATATTGATTAAAGTTACAATGAATTCTACCGTCTGCTTCATTTACTTTTTCAGGTAAACTGTCAACAAATGATTCTACTAACTTAGCAAATCCTCTTCTTTCTAACATTAATTTACAAATAGGTAAATTAATTTTAGATAATATTTCTTCTCCTGTTCCTCTAGGTTTCTTTTTATCTATAACTCCTACTTTTAATATATCATATAAAAGTATTGCTAATTGAGTTGGAGAACTTAAAGATATAGGATTTTCTAATTTTTCGTTTGGAGTTTTACCTTCTTTTCCTGCTTTAGTTATTTCAGGTTTATTAGCTTCAGGAGTTAATCTCCAAGCATCTATTTGAGGTTGAATCTTTGAAATTTCAATATCTAACTTATCATCAATATCTTTTAATAATTTATGATATTTAACTTGTAATCTTTTAGCATATTCCTTATCTAACTCAATTCCAGCTAATTCCATTTCAGCTGTAGATATTACACAAGGCATTTCAATTTCTTTAAATAATTTATAACAGTTTTTATATGAAGGTTGAGTTAAAATTTCAAGTTGCCACTCATATAATTTATAAGTCATCATAGAATCGGTTGCAGCATATAATGCAAATATTTCAGGATCTACAAAAGCATATTCAATATCTTTAAATAATTCATCTATTGAATATTTTTCTTGTTCTGGATCTATCTTACTAACATATTGTTGTTTTAAACCTGCACTTAATTCATTTTCATCTATAATTTTAGATGCTATTAAAGTATCCCAATGAATTGGAAGTTCTAATCCTGTTGTACATTTAATTACTTTATAGTCGAACTTTCCATTATGCATGATAATAAAAACATTATTATCAATTAATCTTTGGAATTCTTCTTTAACATCTTGTTCTGTTAATTGATCTGAAAGTCTTTCGCCAGTTTTATAGTCAACGTGATTAAGAGGGATATAAGCTTGTTTTTCACCTTTTGTATAGATACAAGGTCCCATTAATTTACACGTAATAGGATCTAAACTATTGTTAGTTTCTGTATCAATAGCAATATATCCATTTTCAATACACTTATCAATATATAAAGAAAATTGTTCTCTAGTTTTGATAACTAGAACATTTTCTTTCTGTTTACCTAAAACTAAGAGAACATTTTCATTGATAAGCTTAAGTTTATCTTCTATAGATAACTTTTTGCTCTTAACTTGTTTTTCAACTGTGACTTTTAGTTCTTTAGGTTTAGCTATTTTATTAATAACTTTTTTAGTTTTTTCTTTTTCTTTAGGAATAGAAAATTCTTCTCCTCATAAACTATCCATCATGTTGAATCGCTCCTTTAATTACTAGAATCTGTAACGAGTTACTCCACTTGATTGTTGAGTAGGTTGTTGAATAGGTTGACTAGGTTGTTGAACAGGTTGTGAAACTTGTTCTACCTTTTGAACTTGTTCTACTTCTACTTTAGTTTCAACTTGAGTTGTTTGAGCAACTTCATTTCCTTCTTCAGTATCACCATTTAAAGCAGTTTCATATTGCTTTAAAGATTTAAATAAAATCTTAGAAGCATCAATACCTTCAAGCACTGAGAAATCAACTGGATATAAAGCATCTGGATATACAGCTTTATTCATAATAATATTTGTAGAATATCTTGTAGCTGTACCTGAACCAGTTCTCTTAATTTTGAATAAATGTTGAGTTAAATCACCATATTCAGTAATTAATGTCTTAATATCAGTATCAGCAAACATTCCAGGACGGTCCCAAATAACTGCCTTTTGAACTACTTTTCCATTATCTGGAATATAAGCTACTGCTGTAATTGCACATCTAATATCTCTCTTAATACCTTGAGAACATAAAGGACATGCATCATCTCCTGAACAACAAACTCTCTTACCGTATTTGTCATTAGGGAATACACCTACAACTAAATGTGTAGATTCGAATACTAAATCATCCATTGATTTGTAAGGAAATCTTACAACAACAGAATCTCCATCATTCTTAAGATAAGTACCCATGAAATCGAATTCTTTTCTTTCTCCTGATGTTTGATTAGTACTTCTTTGTTGTGATCATTGATTGTAATTAAATTGTGCCATCTTTCTTTCCTCTTCTTTCTTTCATCTTAAATTACATCTTAAATATTTATAATATAAATAAATTTATATTACATTTAATAATACAATTTATTTTTATTATTTAAATTACTTGTTAGTTTTTAATTTATAATTAGAGATAAGTTTTTCTACTGAAATTCCTTTCCTCTCAAGTAAGTTTAAAAACTCATTCTTCTCTAAATCATTAATATCTTTTCCTTTAGGAATATTAACAATATCAACTAAAACATCTTTTCTAATATTTCGTAAAAATTCTCTAATTCCTTTATTTCCTGCTTCATCTCCATCAAAACATAAAATATAATGTCTTATAGGAGATTTATTAAGAATATTATATTGTTCTTTAGTTCCTGTTCCAAATAAAGCAACTGCAGGAATATTATAAGAATGACAAGTTAAAGCATTTATTTGTGATTCACATATAACTGCTTGATTTAAATTATTTTCAGTTAAATAATTTAATAAATAAACAGGTTTAACTTTATCTTTATCTATTATAAACCTTTTAGAATTAACGCTTCTTTGTGTTAACATAATAAGCTTTCCTTTTTCATCTCTTACAGGAAAAACTATACATTGATTTTTAGGATTATATTTTACTTGAAATTTCTCAATTACTTCTTTACTTAATTTTCTTTCTATCATATAAGGGTGAAAATTTTCAAAAGTATTTAATATAGATTCATTTAAATATTCTTTTTTATTTTTATCTAAAACTATTTCATCTAAATCTAATTGATACTCAACTACTCCATCCCAATAAGTTTCTAATAACCATTCTTTAGCTTCACTATCTGAAATATCAAAACATTCAGCAACAAAATGATAAAAAGGACCTTGTTCTCCACAAGCAAAACATTTAAACCATCCATATTCAACCTTATCATTATTTGGGCCAATATAAATATCAGCGTCAGGATTATTTTCTAATCCATTATTGTGATGAGGACAAGTTACTCTTATATTATTTCCTAATAATTTAACTACTTTTAACTTACCATTAATTAATCTAAATTTTATATCTCTTATTATATTTATTAGAGGTTCATGAATTGTTTTATTATCTATTGTTAAATAAGGCATTATTAGAACACCTCATCTTCATCATAATCACTACTTAAAGATTCTTTATTAGAGTCTTCATTAGGAATAAAAATAAATCTACCATTATTTAAATCTACTTTGTAACTTAATATCTTACCATTTTCTGTATCTCTAGATTTAACTAAATGTAACTTAAACAAATCTGCATCTCTTTCTATAAAAATGATAACTGTAGAATCTTGTGCAATTCTATCTGATTGAGCTAATTGAGTTGTATCAAAATCTTTTCCTTCAACTGAGGTTCTATTTTGTTGAGATACAGAAATAATAGGAATTTGTTTGGTAACTTGAAGAATTTTTAAATCTTTAGATATATTCGCTGCTTTTTCTACAGGATTCTTTGCTTTCCTTTGATCTTCAAGTAATGAATGTTGATCTATAAATAATATTTCGATATTATATTTTTCTACAAATGCTCTAAGATCAGATACTGTAGCTGGACCATTTAAATCTTCTGGAGTTAAAATCCACATTTGACCTGGAACTTTATCTTTTAAATTACTTAAATAATTTTTATATTCATTCTTAATACTAGAATTACCGTGAATTAAAGCACCATTAGATATATTACCAATTAAAGTATCCATACGATAACCAACTTTATTAGCAGACATTTCTCCTGAATAAATACCAACAATCTTACCTTGTTTAGCTGCCTCAGATGCTGACTTTAATAACATCCAAGATTTACCCATACCAGTTCTAGCTACAATAGTTGCTAATTCTTCTTTAACATCCCAACCACCAATAATATCATCTAATTCTTTAAATCCTGTTTTAATAAAATAATTATTATAATTTTTTAACCTTTCTTCATAAGCATCATATCTAGAGGTATCACTTAAAATATCAACACATTGTAAACTAATGCAACTTGTTTGATTTTGTTGAATTTCATTTAAAATTTGGTTTGCATATTCAACATCATTATCCATTAAAGCTTTTCTTACCTTATTAAATCCTTCAGCTAAAAATCTTTTATTTCTATCATTAACTAATTCCTCTAATAAATAAGTTGAAGATTCTTGAACATCTATTACAGTAAAATCTTCAAATTTATGTAAGAAAGTTTCAAAATCAGGAATGTTACCATATATGTATAAATGATCTTTTATAAATCTAAATTCTTCTTTATAATCACTAAAATAATATTCATCTAAATTATTTAGAGTTATTAATGAAGAATCTTTATCTCTTAAAATTTTATTTAACATTTGAGCTTGAATCATAATATAATCTCCTTATCTATAAATCTTTAATATATACATTAAATTAAAGACTTCTTTTGTCTCCACCTCTAAAATGTACACAGGTAGATGCAACTCCTACTCTACTAGCTAATCTAATATCTAATAAATTACCTAAACTATCAGGGCTTATATTAGATGTATAAATATTACTTTTACCTTTACTTATTCTAGTATCAATAATACTTAATAAATGAGAAATTTCAAATTCAGTTCCTACTTTATTTCCAATATCGTCCCAAATAACTAAATCACAATCTTTTACATTATCTTCAATATGTTTATAATAGCTATTTGGAGCACTTATATTAGCTTTTAAAGCGAGTAGAAAAGAAGGTACATTAATATATAATGCCTTACATTTTAAATCAGTTTTAAGCCATATTTTCTTTAAATAAGTTTGAATTAATCTTAAAGCCCAAGAAGTTTTACCATTACCTGTTTGTTCAGATCAAATATATAAATTTTTTCCTTCATTTACAAAATTAGTTATATTATTTTGAATATCTTTTAATAAAATAAACTCTTCTTTATCTGTTCCATCTTCATCAATAAATAAACTTATATTTTTTCTTAAATTTACAGGAATATTTGCTTGTTCAAATAAATAGTTTAATTTATAAAGAATTAAGCAATTATCTTTTTCATGACAATGCTTTCCTTTACAGGAATCTTTTAATCAACAAGTATTATTATCCATAAATATAAAACTTCCTTTCTTAATAATATTTTAATACAATTTATTCTTCTAAACTTAGCTCTAAAGCATAATCTAATAAATCTTTAAAATTATTATTTGTATCTCTTATTTTCATTAATAAAAGACCTAACCTATTTTTTCCTTTTCCATTACAAACTCCCCAAAAATAATCTTTCCAATAATTATCTTCTACTATAGTTTCTTTAACATTTTTTAACTTATTCATTAAATCAGGATTTTGAGAAAACTTAGCATTAAGTACTCTAGCCATCATAATAATTCTAACTTTATTCCAATCTTTAGTAGTTAGAGGAATTCGTTTACCATAATACTTAGCTTCACTTCCTGTAAGATTACAAAATTTATCTGCTAATTCATAATTTTTTAATGCTTGAAAAGCAGCTTCTGAATTTCTAAAACTTAATTTTTTTGACTCAGAATTATCATTATTAAAAAAATCTATAGTAACAGGACAAGTATAAAAATTACTTAAAAAATCATATTTATCAACAAAACGCATACAATACCTTCTTTCTTTACATTTAAATTTCCAAAATAGCTAGTATAATACATAATTGCCTTCCTATTTTTAAATATTATACAATCTTAAGATAGAAAAAAGATGCTTAAAACAGAGTATGAAAGGATAAGTTATCTGTTTTAAACATCTCTTTAAATTTAGCTGAATAATTAATTTTTATTTTCCTTTCTTTCTACAGCTGAATCAATAGTATCCCTATGTATATCAGGTAAATTTTTTAAAACACCTGATTTAATAATATCTTTTAAATTTACAGGTATTAAAGCTGTCCATTCACAACAAACATTCAAATTTTTTAAATTATTTTCTTTTACTATATCTAATTGTGCATTAAAATATTCAGTTGAAGGTAAATCACAATCATATTTAGAAAAGAATAATTTATTTAAATCTTTATACCATAAAGAATGATCATGACCGTGAATATTAAAAGCATATTTAAAATCGATTGGTTCATGAGAAAGTATTATATTATTTTTTATAAATAAACAACCATCATAAACTTCATCAAATAATTTATTATCAGAATCAGTACCTTCATAATTTTTAATTACAGCTCTTTCGCAAATACAATTAATATCTCTACACCAACCACTTTTAGCAGATTCATCAAAATAGTTAAATCCACCTTTAGCTGATTTATAAGTAACTATAGAACCACAAACTGCACATTTATCATATCCTAAATATTTCTTTTTAGTTGTTATTCTTTGATAATAAGATTTTCCCCTATCATGATTTCCTAATATTAATACTTTATATCCTGCTTTTAATTTTTTAACATACTCTATATTCCCAATATCTCCAAGTATAATTAAAGTATCGTTTTTACCACATTTAGAGTTTATTAATTTAACTTGTTTTTCAGGGTCTATGTATCCTCTTAAAGGATATATTTCAGTATCTCCAAAATGTGGATCGCTATATAACCATATTGATCCACCTTTTTCGAACCATTTATCGAAGCAAGGATATAAATAATTATTTTTCATTTTTTAACCTCTTAGAATTATTATAAAATTCCATTACATCTTTTTCTCTATTTTTATAATTTGGATATAAAATTAATTTTGATTTTTCAATTTTAACGTTCAAAGTTTTTTTGAATCTTTTTCCTTTATAAGGTTTATGTAAATTATTTTTAATTATATAATTATTATCATCTTCTATTAAAATAAAATCAGGTTTATTTTTATCTTGATGAATACATTTAAATATATTATCTTTATTATCTAAACCAATAATATTAAGTAATCTATTATTTACAATAGTAAGTTTAATTAAAAACTGGTCACAAACATTTAAAGATTTATATTTAATATATGTTTCTTGTGCTTTTTTATATAATGAAATTATATGAGAGGTCTCTCCAAAACAAACTCCTGAATTTAAAAAAGGTTTACTTGAAAGACAATTTTTATATTTATCATCTATTTTTTTAATTTTACTCCAACTTGGATGTCTACTAGCTGAAGCATTAAAAATTACTTTATGTTTTAATTTTTTAAATTGATTAATAAATTCTAAATCTAGATTATTACAAATAATAGTATCTCTAGAATCTAAAATTAAAGTATATTTTGTCTTAATTTTTAATAGATTATTTAATATATATCCTACTTTTAATGAATTAGACCAATTACTTTCATCTACATTTTCTGCTCCATTATAATATTCTATATTATTATAATTTAATTGTTCTATTACAGGAGAAGTATTAATGTAATTTTTAGTAGCTAGAACAATAATTGAAATATCATCATCCTTTATAATAATATTTTTCTTATTTTTTTCAATTAAATCCCTTAAGTTTTCTACTGTACCTTTTCCAGGCATGTGCAAAATATAAATTCTTTCATTATTTTCATTATAAATAGACATAAAACTTCCTCTTTCTATTTTATATATTTATTATATATACATTTACTTTTTTAGATATAACAGTAGTTGCATCTAAACCAATTAAATTTTCTCCTATATAAGCATTATTATTATTTTGCTCATTGTTAAAATATTCATGAAAATCCGCCGAACGCCAATGACCACAAACTAATATCTTACCTTTTGCTTTTTCCTCATCGAATAAACCTGATTCATATTGTAAATAAGGACAACCCCACATAGCATCTTCCCATTCTAAACAATTTGATTGATAATTTCTTCAATTAGCATCATATGATAAAAATTTCTTATATCCTAATTGATGCATTCCATAAATTGGTTGCATCATAGGATTTTTACAAGGAATAAAACTATGTACAAAGATGTACTTATCTAATTCATAATAATTTACTCATTGACTTGAACGTAACCATTTAGTTATTTCAGATTTTTCAACTAACTTCTTTACTATATTTCAATTTTTATGTAATTTATCCTCTACTTGTTCGAAATCTAACCCCATATAAAAAGCCTCATCGAATATATGGTATCTATCTAACTGCTTCTCATCCATACCTGCTATATTACAAAAAGTTCTAACGGTTCCATTACTAAAATCATGTCTATCAGGAAAATATTTTTCTAATAATTCAAAATATAATGATTCATGATTACCTTTTACTAAAATACAACGTTTCTTAGGAATAGATTTTAAAAATTTATATACTTCAATAGTTTCATATCCTCTATCAAATACATCACCACAAACAATTAAAGTATGATTTTTATTTCTTTTATCAAAACCTGCCTCTTTTAATGATGCTTTCATTTCACTAGCAAAGCTATGAACATCTGATATCACAAAATACTTCATTATTAATCCCACCAATATCTAATATATTTACCTATATAATTAAATGCTTCTATCCAAGCATTATTTTCTTTTTCTGTCATTTCTTTATATTCTTCTGCAGTATGTTTTGGAGAAGATTCAAGAACTTTTATTGAATTCTTTTCTTTTGTTATTGGATTATCAATCCATTTAGTAAAATATTCTTTTACATCGTGAAACATAAAGTTAGAATCATCATAGGCATATTCTAATAATCTAATAGCTTCTTCTAATGTAGAGATAACTTCAGTTAAACTTTCTTCTGATTGCCAAACATTATCTCCATTTTTATAGAAGGTTAATCTTCCCTTTAACATATGCAATAGAATATCAACCATAAAACCCCAATCCCAACAACGATCAGCTTTTGCTAATTTTACTAATTCTCTTATATATTTCTTTCTGAATTTTCTATAACGACGTTTTTCTTTACCACTCATTTTAATAATACTCCTTAACTACCCTAATTAACTCTTTTCTTAGTTCATCTTGATAATAAGTTGATAGATTATTTTTATTTTCTAAACAATATAATTTATACCAAGGTTTTTGTAATTTTTGTTTAGGATATGAATCATTACTAATTACAATATATTCATTGTCAGAAGTTGAACATGAAGCTGCTATTATGTAAGGATAGTATGGAACTAAGTCAATCAATGAATCAATAATTATTTCAACTTTAGAATAATAACCATAATTATTTAAAGCCTTCAAAGATGAGAACATTTTACCATTATAAAAATATTTCCATCTACCATTTATCTTTTCTTTTCTTAGAATTTCAGGATTATTTCTTACCTTAATTTCATCGTCGATATTACTAGTAGTTAAAACTAGTTCTTTATTTTGATAGATTTTTCCATTAGTACGTTGTTTGAATATTTCAAATTTTTCCATTTCAGTCATATTTTTATTACATCCCATACAACCAATCATCATTACATGATCATATAAATCACATTTACCTGAAAACTTAGACATAATATAGCCTCCTCTAAATATTATATTTAATATACAATTAAAAAGGTTTAATTAATTTTAAACCTTTTTATCCTCAGAATATTTATTTTAAATTAAAATCTAAATAACTTATTAAAAATTTCAAATGTTTCATTTAATAAGTCAGAAGTGTTTGTTGTATAATTAAAAGTTGTAATACCATTTGAGTCATTTATTGTAAAATGATAATTATCATATTTTTCTAAGAAAGAATCTAATACTTCCTTATACTTAGCGTCAGCTTCATTAATTAATTCTTGAGCTTCTTTTTGAACTTGAATATAAGACTTTTTAGCTTCTTCAATGATCTCTTTAGCTTTCTTATATACCTCTTGACGATTTTTGTAAGCTTCTTGAACTAAATCAGCTGCCTTTTTCTTTTCTTGAGATTTTAATTTCTTTTCTTCTTCTTTCTTAACTAATTCTGCTTCAGCCTTTTCTAATTCTTCAATAGAATCGAAAGGTCTTTTTAATACCTCTGAGTAAACTTTATATTTTTTCATTTTTCTAATCTCCTTTTATTATATTATATCAACTGAATCCTATTTCAGTTTTGATATATCAATGAAATTATAATAACTGAGGAACTTATTATTTTCATTAATAACTAAAAATAAATTTATTAATCATAATCTTCATAATCAGGTTCAGGTTTATACTCGTCTGACCAGTCAATATGAAGGGAATCAAATTCTTTTTTATTAATTAAATCTTCTGCACTAGATATAGCTTTATCTCTATACTCATCCTTTAAATAAGATTCGAAATTTTCTACATCAATTAAATCTAAATCTTCTTTTGTTAATTCATTTAAGGATTTATTTAGATATTTTAATATATCTTTTAAATTCCATTCAATTTCATAGTAATAAGATATTACTT